TAAGCCACCTGCGATAGGTGCTATGACACCACGACCAACAATGTCGTTGATGCCCGAAGCAATGTCATTGGCAAGCTGCCACCTAGATGCTGATTCTGCCTGCTTCTGCTCGGCAAGATACCGCTTGCGAAGCGCATCAAGCTCTCTTGGTGACATTCCGCGCTTGGCTTGCGTCTTAGGCATACATACCTGCTATGCGTTGGTTCATCATGGCTTGAAACTCCAAATCTTCAGGCTTCAGACCAAAAGCCCTCGCAGCATCGGTCATCCAACCTGCGCCTTCAATCCACTTACCACCAACAGTACCTGCCTTGTTCATGTCAAAGTAACCGTTGTTTGCAGTCATTGGGTTGTTGTAGGTCGGCATAGCTCGGCTTTGGTATGCGCTCTGACCGCCAGGGTCAAGCTGACCCATGATGTAGTCTAGGTCGCTAGGCATCGGCATCTTCTGTGGGGTGATTCGCGGTGCAGCAGGCTGTGGTGCTTCCTGTTGCGGTGCTTGCGCCTGCGGTGCTTGCGGTTGAGCTATCTGCTGCTCTTGTGGCATCTGCAGACCTGAACCCATAGGTGCGCTGAAGGTGTTACTGAAGTCCTGGACAGTCGTACCGTAGTCACCCTTCTGTATGCTTGGGCTAAACAGACCTGAAGCCAATGATGGGATTTGATTGTAGAAGTCCTGGACACCAGGCTGCATACTGCCACCAATGGTCTGATTGTATGGGGTCTTGCTGATTGCGCTGCCCCAACCCCTTTCTGTTGGTGTATTGATTCCCTTTGCACCATAGTAGACCGCGCCAGGAAAATTTCCTAATAAAGCTGAAGCACCTGCCTTTATAAAGTTTTTGCCTCTTTCGCCACTAAGATTGTTTTTTACGGTTTGCAGCCAGTTAGCCATTATTCTTTTCCTGTGATTTCTTGAATTGCATCAAAGCGCATATTAGCCTTCTTGAGCTTACTCGCACAATCCAAGTATGCAACAACCAGGTCAGCATTTAATAGGGGGTAGGCATCGGTAAGTGTGCATACATCACGCACACCAACAAGGTCGGCAGGCAGGGGCTTGTGGACTACTTTGACCTCAGTAGTTGCGCAAGCGGTCAGCAACAGCATCGGGAACAGGGGTAGAAGCCCAATCACGCGCCTCTGCATTGTCTTTGTATATGACCCTAATCTGTTCATCAGCTTCCTTCCTTTTCTTGTCCTCGACATAGACGAGCTTCTCGACCACCTTGACCTGGGCTGCAGCCTTCTTAGCCTGTTCATCACCAAGTCGCCTGTATTCGTTAATCGCAGCCTGGTAAGTAGCAACCTGTTCTTTCAGCCGTGCAACCTTACGATAGCCCAAAATGGCATGAGCAAAGACAACAGTAATCAACACAGTCACCACAAAGAGCTTCCAGTTGTCCTTGATAATCGACCAGGCGGTGAGCATAGCAATCATTCTGTCAGCCATCCGTAGTAAAGTTTAGTCTTAGCCTTCCTGTCATCAAGACCATGAATGCCACCATTAATCTTCCTGGTCAGCACGGCAATGACCGTATCACCGACACCCTCATTGCAGACCGACCACAGGCGATTGCGGTCAAAGTAGTATTTTGCCGAATCAAAGGCATACTCATCAGCAACAGCACCAGGGTCTATGCTCTTTCCTAGCCAATCAGCAAAGTCCTTATAGTTGGATTTGCCCGTAAGCTGAAGCGCACCCCTGCCCCTGTACCGATGCCCGTCACCACTTGCCTCATCGCCGTTGCCCATGCGGTTAGCATAGACACGGTTGGCAATGCGCTCAGGAAGTCGTGCGTACTGAACCGCGCTGACCTTGTTAAAGTATTTCGGAAATACCCTCATCAGGGCATCTGCGGAATAGTTCAGGTTCTCAGAGAACAGCCTAAATCCACCAGTTTCATGTGAACATTGACCAAAGAAGTGTGCAGCTTCCAGGTCAGACAGACCGAAGTAGTCACGCGCAGCCCTTAGTGTGTTCTTTCCAAACACACCATCTGCGGTAACACCAATCTTCTTCTGTAGGCTCTCCAGGCTCACTTGTCGGCTTCCTTGTCCTTCCACATATCCCACACAGCCGTAGTCGTTACCAGGCGAAGGATGATGTTGGTGACCAACAGAATCTGTACGGCAGTCTTGTCATCAAGCCAATCAAAACCATAAACCACAGTTTCAACATCAGACCATTGAATGATGGCGATTGCAGCCAGGTTAAAGGCTATGGTTTTCCAACCCTTCATTGCTTTCATTTCATCAGCCCAAAGAATTTAGTCATAAAGCCAATAACGGTAACTGCTGCGCCACCAATCCAAATGATTACCTGGATACCTGCGTTGATGCTAGTCATAAACTTTGACAGGTCATCAATTTTATTTTCAAGTGTCTTGATTCGGCTATGCATATGCTTCTCAAGTTTCTCGATTTTGTCATCAAGGTTGTCCACCTTAGCCTCTATCTGTCCAATGTCACGGGCGGTAAAGTTGTCCATCAGTCGTACCTACCCAATTCGTTAAGTTGCTGTTCGCTGTCGGTGGTGTTCACCTGGATGTTATCGCCCGACATCTTGCCTGCAATCTCAAGAGCCATCTCGCCTCGGAATTGCTGTTGATTCAGGGCAATCTGCTGCTGCTTGATATCGGCATCCATCTCGATGCGCTTGTTGTCCAGGTCGAGCTTCATGCGGTCAGTTTCAGCATTGTAGATGTCAAGACGCAGCTTCTCGCGCTCAAGCAGAATACGAGCCTGGTCATTCTCTTTGTCCAGTTTGGTCTGCTCAACCACCACAGCCAGTTTGTCAGCCTTAGCCTTGACCTCGGCAAGCTGTGCGGTCAGTTGCGCAGTAATCTGCTCTGCCTGCGTGGTGATTGCCTGGATTTCCTGGTTCTTCTGTTCCTCAAGCATACCGATGATGTCATTGCCTTCTGACTTCAAATCTTCCTCAGTCGGGGTGATGACACCTGCCTTGATTCCCATCTTGCGTAACCGCTTCTCAAGCTCATCGCTATTCGGAATGTCCAGGTTCTTAGCCAACAGGTCAGCCACTACAGGTGCAAGCGCAGGGTTGTTCATCATCTGCAGCATGGCTTCGGCTGCTTCCTGTCGCTGTGTGCTGTAGGATGCGCCAACAGTTACGGCAACATCATACTTGCCACGGGTCAGGTCATTCTCTATGACCAGTTGACCAGTCGCAGGGTCAATGACAGCCTTGTTCAGGGCAACCCACTTCTCGCCACCATCAACACCAAGAATACGAACAATGCGTTCCGTATCGTAAATCTTCGGAATCAGGTCAACCAGGATTTCGCCCGTATACTTGATGGCTCGGCTCAGGTTATCAATGTAGCTGAAGGTCGCGGTATCGCCTTCGCGCTGTCGTGCCAGGATAGCCCTGCCACTTGTTTCATTGCCTGCCATGCCCATAGATGCATCAAACTGTCCTGTGACAGCCTTCAAGTCCTCGGCATCATACTGGCTTGCGGTAATCAGGGCTTGTGGGACATCGACACCACCTGACCGTTGTGGCATACCACCTGCACGGGGGTCAGGGTTATACGGCAAGAATGGCATATTCTCAGCGTTAGCCTGCTTCCACAAAGATTCAAAGCCCTTGATTTGCTCAGGGGTAACCAGGTACGGGACTTTGGGTGCGTTGGCAATCACCTCAATCATGGTGGTGCGGTGATAGTTGTAGACGCGCTGTGCATCCTTGCCGAACCGAACCATGCCCGAATAGTGAAACTCACCATCAATATCTACCACATCGCCGTAGACTGGCACGATAGGAATAAACTTGCCTGCCCAATCTGCTTCCTGGATGACACCTGAGCCTGTGACCAGGCACATCTTGACCTGCTGAACCTCGACCTCGCGCTCACGCACAATGGTGATTCCGTTAGCCAGGAAAGCCTCAAGGTTCTCAATCTCATCCTTGTATTGGGTGATGCCGTTTGACAGCAGCACAAGGGTTTTCTTCTTGTAGTCCTTGTACCAATACTCAGCTACGGTGACGGTATCGTCATCAATCCAATGGTCAAGCTCATAGTTTGCGCCTTCAAAGTCTGACATTTCTTCTTTTGGAAACTTATGCTTGAAGTCATCCTTCGGGATAAAGGTAACGACAAATGCGTAGTTGGCATCTCGGCGGTCAAACTCTTGCGCAGCAGGGTCAAAGTAAACTCGGAATGGGTTGGTGACTTCCAGGATACGGATGTCCTGTTCAAAGCTGTCATCAGAGCTGTATTCGGTGGTCAGTCGCCACACACCATAGCCACCAGTCACAGCCCATTCAAATGCTGTGTCGTAAGCCTTCTCAGCATTGCTGACGGATTCGATATTGCGAATCAGACCCTGCAGAATCTCTGCGCTGTCCTTGTCATTTTCTTCAACGGCACGAAGTTTGATGCCTGGGCGGTTTTGTCGTTGGTCGCCAGTTACCTGACGGATGTGCTGACGCAGACGATTAAACTCATAGCATGGTCGAGTCTTGCGCTTGCGCTTCTGGTACTCATCCCACTGCTCGCCCTGAACAGATACGAACCGCACATCATCCAGAGAGCGTACACGATTCTCGCTGTCAGCTTCGATGCTCAACTCAAAGCGAGTGCGCATCTCATTCATGAACTTGTCGTCTTTTTTAATCATTTACACAACTCCAGATGATAGCCAAGACGCTGTGCGTCTTTTGCACCAAGTATACGGTTTACATATGTCACATTGCCAGACCCTGAGTCAACGCGCTCTTGTGGGAAGACAATGTAGGCTTCCGATGTAACGCCAGAGATTCTGACCAGAACAGGCACGCCATCGAGCGTAGCCTTGTGGCAGTCAGAGCCAAGCCGTAGCGAATCATTGCTCATGCGAAGTCGGTCTCTATGTTTGTAAAGTCATACACTGGTGCGAATGTGTGCATCAACTTAGACGATATGCCGAAGTATGTAAAGCTATCACAGCCGTGAGATGCCCAGTTATGTAACGGAGTCTGCCTACGCATCTGGGTGCGACTATTGATATCCCAACGCCAGTTGCGTAACGCCCTGATCCCGTCACGGCACTTGACCTCATCGAACTCGCACTGCCCGATGAACAGCTTGCCTGCGTGTATACGGTCTTCGATGCTCATGTTCGGTGTCTCGGAAGGCGTGATGCCATGCTGACGGAAGACATCGTCTGGGCTAAGTCCAGTGGCGAACTCCCTGTGCCTGCTGTCGTGTGGCGTGAAGTGACCACCATAGATGTATGGCTTTTCTTTCAACATCTTCACATAGAACGGTGCGCCTTCGTCAGTGCCTTCAAAGTAGTCAATCATGCGCCATCGCGAGCCTATGCGCTGACCAAACCAAACTGCCGTAGAGTCGCGTACACCGATGTCAAACGCTGTAAAGACCGCCTGAGTCGGATCGTAGTCGTAAGTCCCGATGCGCTTGTCCTCATAGACCTTGTCCATCTCTTTGCCAAAAATCGCGCCTTCAGCGAGTGTCCTCGGCTTGCCTTCCCAAATATTTGCATAATCAGCAGGGTTGTGTGTAAGTGTGTAGAGTCTCTCATCTTCCAGTACCTTCGGGAAAAAGGGATTATCTACATAGTTCATTTCCACGCTGATGCAGTTATCAGGCTTGTTCACCACGAAGCGAGTGTAGGTAGGATCTTCTTCCAGATCAGGGTTAAAACTGATCCAGATCTCGCTGTCTGGCTTACGGATGGTCGGTAGCATGATGCGCCACGACTTCTCTGAGCAGTTTTGTCCTTCCTCGACCCAAAGGATATCGTAGCCTTCGTATGACTTCAGCTTACCTACAGAGTTATGGTGAAAGCCAGTGAAGCTAAACAGTGTGCCGTTTGCGCCACGGATTTCATTCTCGGTGATGCTGTAGAAGTCTTCCATGTCGAGCAACTGGATCTGGTCGCACAAGAGCCTGTGTACGGAGTCCTTGATGCTGTCCTGTACCTCACGCCCACATAGGATGCGTAGCGTCTCATTGCTTCCCTTGATCAGTAGGGCTTTGGCTATGCTGTGAGATTTACCGCTTCCTCGACCGCCGTATAGCACCTTATAGCGCATCGGCTTAAACAGGAATCGTACCTTCTCAGGTAGCTGAAGTGGGATTATTGTCGTTGCCATTCACGAACTCGATCTGGAGTACCTTCTTTACGGCTTCATCCA